AAGGTCCACGTCTTCTGTCACCCGTCCGCAGCCAAAGGTGACTCTCGTCAGCTTCAGCGGCTTTTGTTTTGCCCAGCAGGCCGTGATGACCGCACGACCTGTGGTGGTCACTTTATAGCCATATTCCATTCTCGGTTCCTACCTCCTTTACGATTGCTCCGGCATTGATATGGTCGTGATGGTCGCCATCTGACCATTTACATAGCCGGTTTCTTTGAAGATGAGCGTGTCCGGTTTCTCTGGAAGCACCACCGACGCCATTGAATCGACACGCCCACCAATCTGCAGGGTGTCGATAAAATCAAAGGTATCGACCTGTTCCGGTATGCCAATGACAGGAGCAGCAGCAATCCGACCGCCAATATATAATGTATCGGTGAAATCGAAGCTGTCTGGAATGACTGGCAGCCCCAAGGTAACCACAGAGCCGATACAGCCACCAATGAATAAGGTGGCCGGTTTGTTTGCCGTTGCCGTGTATTCCACCTGTTCCAGCCGGGACCGCAGATTCTTATAGAAGTTGACCAGATCCAGCACACGGGTCTGCCGCTCGGTATCAATGATCCGATTGCTGACGTCGATATGAAGCCGGAAGGTGTAAGGCTTCCCGTCATAGTCGAACCATTGAGATACCTTGGTGTTTGGGTAAAAGGCAGAGATGGCCGTCTCCACCGCCCAAGGTGTACCGAGGTGTTTGTGGACCATCCAGCTGTCTTTCAAGGTCTGGCGCTTTTGCTCTATGGTGTAGTCATAGTCCCACCAGTCCACCTTGAAGTCATATGCCAGCATGTCCAGAAGCTCTTCCGGCAGCTCATCTATGCGCGGGAAGATACGTGGCTGGTCAGTTTCTGCAATGACTGGGACCATAGCGCTGACCACAGCCTCTGCCAGCGCATGCATGTTCTTGTCATTCCGCAGAACTTCTGGCAATACCCGGAGGAGGTTTTCCGGCGTCAAACCATGTTGGTCATTCATCTTCATACCCTCCGTTTCGGATGGTCACGGCTCCCACGCTGGCAATCTCCGGTGCTCGTCCATCCAAGCCCTCGGACAGCTTCGTAAAGGCAGGCTCCGCAATGACCACCCGTTTCACACCGGCTTCCATCATCATGTCATGGAGCTTGGACGGGTTAATGTCCCGCCCCAGCTTTCCTGCCTGCCATGTAATGTAGCTTTGCACCGCTTGGTTCACTGCCGTCTGGATATCTCCAGCAGATTTCTTCACATTCCGCTGGATGTAATACGTCACCTCTATGTCGTATGGGACGCTGCCGGGATCTCGAACCTCCACATAATCGGTCAAGGGCCGAACTGTTTCATCGGTGCAAGCCTCGTTGATCATGTCCTTTATGGTTTCTGATGCGATGGAGCCATCTCCCATAAGCGCATAGATATGAACGTGTCCCTCCATGTCGGCTATGATATCCACAGATACTGTGGATATCTCACGCAAAGCGCCGCCGGGAAGCAGATGGATTGAGATTAAATCATCCTCGTAGGATGCAGTGTAATCTGTCCCGGAAGTTGCTTTGCTGCCATCTGGCAGGAACACACAGAGGGTATCCAGATAAAAATGCTCCCCGCCCAGGAAGGCATGACCCTCATAGACAGGAAGCACTCTGTTTCTGATTTCGGTTGGTCGGATGGCTTTTACATCCGCAATCTCCGTGGAGACTGATTTTGCCCAGTATTCGTAAGCCCCCATGGGACCGGCGACGGAGTAGGCATCCTCAGATGCCCGAAGCAGCTGGTAGAATTCCTCGTCCGTTGCCTCTTCCGCACCGCCGTCCGAGACGGTAATGTTCCGGCAGGAACTGTAGTAAAGAATGTCGGAGATATCCACCAGTGTATTGATCTGCCCCGGCAGATATCCGTTTCCGGCTGTCCCAGCTGTCTCACATACGATTTGTACGGAGCCGGTCAATTCTCCGGCTGGGATATAGGCATCCTCCACGGCATCCCAGTACAGGGTATTGCTCACATCTGTGAACCGTGTCCCTTTGGGAATAAGGATGGCCGTTTCCTGTGCAGCGGAGATCGTCACCTCTAACATACAGGTGGCAGTGGCGGCACCGGGACGGTCATGGCTATAAAATAACTCGCCCAACGCGTCAAGGTTTTCACCTGTGGCACGGCTGGGCAAGTTTTGATTGGCTGCGTGATTGATCAGCACACGGGTCTGCAGGAGCATATCTGCTACCCAGCGGATAAACAGATGTTCCGGGCTGGCCGGTCGTACTGTAATGCCCGTCAGCTTTTCATATACGGCTATAGCCAGCTGCAGCAATTCTTCTGTGTCGGTGCTGACAAATTGGTGGTCCATACGGTCACTCATCGCTGGTCACCTCCACTGTTACGGTTGGAATCAGCTTCCCCGGCTCACTGGCAGAGACTTCGAAGTCGATTCCCGTCACTTCCACCCGAGGCTCATATTCCTCAATGGCTTCCTTGATATCCGCATACATCGTGACCTGTGCCACGGGTATGGGCTTGTCCACATATTCAGCAGATATGCCAAATTGACGATATAGTGGACAGGTCCCCTTGACCGTTGAGAGAATGATCGCCACGTTCTGCAGTATGGATGTGAGTGTATCTTGTTCATTCAGGCTGATATGAGATAAATCCGGTGTCACCTTATACCCCATGGTCATGCCCTCAGATATTCTTTCAACGTAACGGATACGGTGGCTGTGGTCACATTGCCCCGCCCGTCATACGTCTTCATTTTGTTTTTGTGAGACACCACATTCCATCGATACCGCCCATAGCAGTGATTGCCAAGAACGAGAGGAACCGCTGTACCAGTACGGATGTATGCCCACAGTTTCTTCATCTCCGCCATGGGAGAGGTCCCGCAATATGCGGACAGATAGATTTCAAAGGTAATAGAGTCGGGATCTCGCCCGACGAACTCCGTCAAGGCATCTGTGTTGTGCCGATTATGGGTGGCATATCGAGCAGAACCGGACCATTGCATATTGTTTATGGTCTTGACGGTTTTCTCAGAGACCTGAAACACCACATTGCCCAGACATCCGACGATAGCCATTAGCCAACACTCCCAAGGATGAAGCCGTCAGAGTTGAACATGGGAAAATACAGAGCTACCACCACATCGTCAATCTTCGGCATCCATCTTTGAATGACCAGCTCATGAAAATGCCCCTCTTCCAGCTCCGTTTTCTGCATCCCTTCATAGTCCGGAACATACGGATGCGTGTCCAATACATTCAGCCAGTCAGAGGTCATGTCTACATCATGGAACCGCATGCGGGCTTTTCTGGAGCCGTAGTCCACATCCGTGACTGTGCCGATCCGGACCATGTTTTTCATGATATCTTCTGTCTGCATCAATATCCCTCCAATGCTCTGCGTAATGTGATCTTGGTCTGATACCCGGAACTGCCCAAGCTGTGTACAGCCTGTTTGACGATATACCGTCCGTCCCAGCCGCCCCATTCCTTTAAGTCTACTGTCACCCCGGCGACCATGTTGGGATTGCCGGGAATGGTAAAGGAAGCCGTCTTGGCGAACTTGTTATGGAGCCGCAGCTGCTTCTCCGCCAGTGCTTCTGCTTCTGCGATACTGCCCACCTTTGCGGAAATCTCCAGCTGCTGGTTGGTGGAGGCATCTTCGTTATAGTCCTCCGTCTTTGCAATGCCCTCGATGCACATTCCTGTGCCAGGGTCCGTATAGCTGACCCGGCAGGAAGCATATTGAGCCTCGGCAGTAGACGAATTTAGGGTATATGAAATGTATGTGCCGTCACCGTATTTAAACGTAAAAACAGGCTCTTGCTTTTCATATTTGGCTTGGTCGAACAGGACGATCATATGATTGGTCACCTTCAGGGAAATCCCCGCCATATGGCATAGCTGTGAAAGAAACGTGATATCGCTGACCTTCATTTGCTCCGCCCGGTCGTAATAAGGATCTTCGTCTGCCTCATACATACAGGTCATTCCGGCGTTGGATGCCATCTCATTGGCGATACCGGAGAGCGTGTATGCCTCCCATGCCTTGCTCTTTTTGGTCTGTCGAATCTGGGCACTGTAAGGAAGCGCCGTACCCTTTATGGTCACGGTGGAAGGTGGCCCGCTGGCTTTGACACTGTCCAGCTCAAACTCTCCGCAATCCAACACCCGGTCGCTGCCGTCGCTGTTCCAGTTCTTCCGGACAAATACCACGCCCATGATGAGCTTCGCCGCTGCTGTGGCAGCCTCCGCTTCCTGCAGCCATTGCTGCATCCACAGGCCGTCTCGGTCCTGCAATTTGATTTGTAGGTCATCCGTCTCATCTTCTTCGTTATCCGTGTAGGTAATATCCAGCAGATATGGACGAATGGAGTTTGTGATATCCACACCGGCAAAGGCGACTTCCGCCACCGTGTTCCGGGCAAGGTCTCGACTGCTCATTTGCTGTTCACTCGCTTCCATGGCGGCAGGGCATCGTCGATGTGTGCCACCTTCTCAGGTAAGCGTAAAACGATGCCTGCCTGAAAAATAAAGATGTGGCAATAAGCCGGATTTAGGTTCATGAGCTTGTCGGTGTAAGCAATGTCGCCCAGCTGTTTGTAGGCAATGCTGTCCCACATATCTCCTTGAACGGTCGTATACGTATGGGTCATCTGTACAGCCTCCTTGCCATGTCGGAAGTGACATCCTCAATGACCTGACGGACACGAGAGGCGAAGTCATCTCCGTATGCTTCCAATCGGTCTACAGATTCGGTTGTCACATCCCCGTTGATCTCAAAGGTCACCTGAACACTTCCGGTGGAAATATCGGAGCTGGCAGGCGTTGCACCCGTGACCGCCGCAGAAACATCTGCAGGCAGGACCACTTCACCGCCGCCCATGTACATGAGCTCCGGTCCACGTTCACCGACCCATGCCCAGCCTCGGGCGGCACTCTTGGTGCCGGAGGCATAGCCCCGGCTGATAATGTCACCGGAAGAAGGTGTATATGGAATCTGACCGTTTGCTAGTGCCGTAACGGCAGCCTGCGCCAGTGCGCCATATGCCAGCTGCACCTGCGGGAGCATATCTTCCGCTGCAGCAATGTATGCGAGAATGGTAGATTTCCCACTTTCCATGGCTTCATTGCTCATATCCATGGCCTCGATATCCGCCTCAAGCTCCTGCTGTAAAATATCCATCTGGTTTGTAAAATCCGTCTGTAACTCAGCAAGGCTCTCGGCAGTTTTGTCCTGCTCTTTTTGAAGCGCAGTCCATGTCTCGACCATTTTCTTCAGGTCATCATCACTGGCTTTTGCCATACCGGCAATGGCGTTGACACTGTCCTCACTGCCGTCTGCAAAGCTGGCGATAACATCCCGTAAGCCTTCGATATCATCCGCACGATCCGAGAGCACTTGCAGATTGGCATTGTAGGTTTCCCAATAGGATGCCTGGTCTGCCATGGCGGCGGTGATCTCGGAAGTTTTGACTGTGACCTTGTCCGCAGCTTCATCCCAGAGCGCATATTGACCGCTTATACTGTCACATGCCGCAGTATAAGCAGTGTCATATGCCTCAGATAATAGAGCTGCCCGGTCTGCTACATCCTGTACGGCAATAGCCAAGTTTTCAGACTGTTCTGCCGTATATGCAGTTGCAAATCCAGCGCTCTCCGTTGCACCCACCAGATTTTCATAGGCTTCTGTGGCCAGCGCAATTTCCTGTTCTGCCGCTGCCGTTGCTTCGGCCCCGGCTTCAATGGCTTCTCGGTAATTATCCTCCGCCAGTTTTGCCATCCGGACCTCTTCGTGGAGTCCATCCAGAGAATTTTCAAGGGCATAATATTCCTCAGATAACAGGGAAGCAGAGTCTACAATGAGCCCGTATTCCTCATACTGCCGCTTGGCTTCCGCGTTGGCTTCTTCCATCAGCACGTTCATTCTTGCCTGTGCATCTGCAAGTTTCTTTTCCGCCGCCGCTGTTTTCTCTGTGGCTTTGGCTAAGCCCAGCTTGTTCTTTTCGGCTTCCAGAATGACGTCACCATACGCTGCCTGTAATGCCGCCAGTTCTTCTTTATATGCCTGCGCTCTTGCGTTCTCGGCCCATGCGGCGGTATTGGCACGTAAGGCATCAGTGCCGCCATGGATGGCGTTGTTCTCCAAATCTATGAGATTGGAAAGCTCCGGAATGGTCTCACAGAGCATAGCCAGCGTATTATGATACGATTGCTGTTCTTCTGCTCCCAGAGACGCATAATCCCCCATGGCTTCCAGCTTGGAAATATAGGTATCTGCCACATTGGCAGCAGCTTCTGTTTCTGTAATCGTGTCGGCAAAAGCCCCGGTGGATGCTTCGAACACATCCTGCATCTCACGGGCAGCTTTTGTCAGTTCCTTAACCGGCGGAACGGCTTGCTCCACTTCCTCCTTGATGCCAACGATGACACCCACCAGAGCAGCAGCCCCGGCAGCGATGCCCATAAAGGTACCGGAAACCCCGAGGAGCTTCAGCACCTTTGTGGCTGCCGAGAAGGCAGTCACTGCAGCGGTTGCTGTGCCAAGGGTGCCAACAAAGGAAATCAGACCTTTGACCAGCGCCGGATTTTCTTTTACAAATCGGTCGATGAGGCCGACCATATCCGTACCGACATCCAGCAGATCCCGGAGCTCATCCGTGAATTGTTCCCCAAGGGTCAGCTGTAGACCTTCCCATGCGGACTTCAATTCTTCCAGATCTCCGTTGAGATTATCCAGCTTCACCGCCGCCATCTGCTCGGCAGCACCGGCACAGCTATAAATGCTGGAAGTCAGCTTTGCATAGTCCTCGTTTGTTGCATTGAGGATGGCAAGCAAGCCGTTATATCCCCGTTGACCAGCAAGAGCCATGGCATTGCTTACACGCTCTGCTTCGGTCATCTGTTGGAAGCAGCCCCGCAGCTCGTCTATGGTGTCCCCAAAGGTCTTCATGGTGCCGTCTGCTTTGATGGCAGAATACTCGTATTCTCCAAGGGCAGTGCCGGTCAAGGTCACACCCTCCAGCAAGCCATTAAAGGTGTTCTTTAGAGCCGTACCGGCAGCACTGCCTTTGACACCACTGTTTGCCATGAGGCCCACGGCGATTGCCACGTCTTCTATGCTGTACCCCAATGCACCGGCAATGGATGCAGACTGTTTAAAGGTCTCACCCATGATGGAAACGCTAGTGTTGGAGTTGGTCGCTGCCGCCGCAAGGACGTCAGAGAAGTGTGCTGTATCTGCAGCCGTAAGACCAAAGGCGGAAAGGCTGTCTGTGACGATATCCGACACCAGAGCCAGATCTTCTCCGGAGGCGGCAGCAAGGGATAATACCCCGTCCATACCGCTGACCATGTCGGCGGCATCCCAGCCAGCCATAGCCATATAGCCCATGGCGTCGGCTGCTTCCTGTGCCGTAAAGACTGTGGTCGCACCCAGCTCTTTTGCTTTCTCCGTCAGGGCTGCCATATCCTGCGCATTGGCACCGGATAGTGCCTCCACATTGGACATGGCAGCTTCAAAGTTTCCGGCAAGGGTCACACATTCTAAGTAAGCCTGCCCGATCTCTTTCAGCCCTGCAACAATACCGGCTGCAGCCAATGCTCCGGAAACAGCCTCGAAGGCGGTTTCTCCTGCTTCGCCGAATTCCTCTGTACCCTCCGCAGCCTCTTCCTGTGCTTTCTGCAGGGCATCCATCTCGGAAGTCAGCCGCTTGGATTCAGAAGAAAGCTGACTTGTATCCACACCGGCTTCTCGCAGAGCGTTACCCATTTGCTCTAATTTAGCCGTTTGTTTCGTGATGGACTCTTGGTTTTTGTCCATCTGCTGCTTTTTCGCAAGCAGGGCATTTTCCAGCTGCGCAGAGTATCCTTCCGTTTCCCGGATCTCCCGCTCGATATTGTCGTACTGCTGTTGCAGCACCTTTGCTTTTTGTTGTGTTGCCTCCAGCGCTTTCTGCTGTTTCTGATAGGCAGAAATATCTGCCTGCACTTTGTTGAGGGCCTGAAGCTCCTTTTGCATGGACGCCAGATGCTTCTGTGCCTGCGAAAAAGTGCCTTTGAAATCACCGGACAGCTCCGCCGCCAGCTGAAACATCATGCTGTACTCACGTCTACTCGCCATGCTTCAGACCCCCTTGTTTGCTCAGTTCATTGTTGGCGGTGACCCATTGCCTCCACTCTGCCAAGGGAAGGGAGAGCCAGAAGGAAACGGGTGTGTGGTTGTTCCGGGCAAGAATCAAACACTGCGCCCGGAACCACTTTCCACCGTCACCGGTTATGATCCCGAGCGCAGCAAAAAACTTCTCGCTTGACTGCGGATGCGGTTGTAGTCCCGCATAGGCATCTGTTCCATGGCATCACTGCCCACGTTTTCCGTGCAGGCACGAGCTGCCATGCGGATCAGAAACTCACCGGAGAATTCCGGCGAGAGGACCATCTTGCCCAGCGCCTGCAGTTCGTTCTCAATGGCAAGACTGTCACGACCGGTGAGGCTGCCAAAGTCAAATGTCAGCTGGTCGTATGATTTGCCCTGATATTCAAAAGGCTTCTTGAACACATGGACATATGCGCCGACTTCCTCGGTGCCGTCCTGTTCAATTTCCACGATGGTATCTTTGCTCATATCCATGTCCTCCTGTTATTTCCCCAATGCACGGCGGACATCTGAGAGATAGTCCGTGCCGTTGATAAAGCAGATAAAGTTCAGCGGGTCAATCTCTCGTACTTTTGCACCGTCAATGTAGGTCGCCCAATAGCGGACGGCATATTCCCCAGAGCCATCTCCCGGAGAGGCAGGAGCTACTTTACCGATATTGTCCACTTTCGGTACTACCACAAAGATATGTTTTACCGATTGGACCACCAATTTGCCCTGTGTGCTGTCCTCGATTTGCTGTGCCACACGAAGGTCAATCTCATGTCTTCTTGGCTCACACAGGCGGACTGTATGTTCATTCATGGTGCGGAAAGAAAGCCCCAATGTCATAGCATCAAAATGTCCGAGAATGACAGATTCCACATTCCCAGCAATTCCTGCACCGGAAAGGGTCTGAGTCAGCGCATTCAGGGACGGCATAGTCGCGTCCGCCATACCGATGTATTCCACACCATTTTCATAGACTGCAAAGTTAATAATGCTTTCGTCAAATTTAGGCATTTATGTCCCTCCTCAGCTCAGTGCGGAAGAGACGTAGTTGACGTCATATTCCAGCACGAAATCGATCTCCTGTGCAGGAGAAGGCGGTGTGATATATAAGTGAATCCGAATGATCCCTGCCATGAGGTCGGTAACTGGATTCTCGCTGTGCAGCACTTCCGCACGACCACCCAGCAGATACCCAGAACCGGTCAGACCGTTCAGCCAGATATTGCAGCTGTCCACGATATTGTCCAAGAGCCTGCGGTTCATAGGCTGGTCCAGTTTGCTCCAGAAAGTCTGAATCATGGTGTTGCCGATCCAGCCGAACATGCGGGAAACAGGAATAAAATAATCCTTCACGTCGGTGACGGAAGGATAGCATGCGGTATAGTTGCCCCAGCAAACCCAGCCGGAGGACAGGAAATTCAAGGCGGTCACAATGCCATTTGCATTGAGCAGGTCCGCCTGTGCTTTTGTCTGCAACACGGCAGAGCCATCTGCCAGACAAAGGCTGTCCATCTGGAAGTTCTTATTGGACGGCGATTCATATGGGTTTTCATGCTCTGCGTCCACAGATGCCATAAGCCCCGCCAGCTGCGTGGACATATGAAACTGTTTGTTGCCCAGCTTCATCATAGGCCAGCACAAAATTTGTTCCTCTGCCACCAGATTGTTCACGGTCTTATATCCAATGGCTTCTGTGTATTTGGTGCATTTGGACGCATCCATATCAATGAGTGCCTTCGCCTGAAATAGCCCATTGATGGCTGCTGCCTTTGTGGCCATGATCGCCGCCACCGTATTGTCCTTGGAATAACCGGGAGCCACGATCAGGTCCGGCACCATTGCCGCTGTGGACATGCAAAGCTCAATGGCATCCATCTTGGAAGCAACGAGGTCTGCAGTCACTGCCACAGGAATGGCTTCATCATAGGTTACGGACAAAGTAGCGTCATCATAGTGAGCACCGGTCTTGATCAGTTCCACGACCCATTTGCCCTCGTCTGCATACACGGAATAATCGGTGTCCAGGACATAGGCTTCTTCGCCGGTGCCTTTGACCACAAGGGTATCTGGAATGACCTCCAGCGGCAGGGTTGCACGATGGTTGGTCACCGCCACTTCTGCGCTCTGACCAATGAGCCGCATTTCTGCCGGGTCCAGCAGATTGCAGAAAATCGCAGGCTGACAGCCATAGAGCTTGAAGTGAGAATAGGCGAACTCGCACAGGTTATACTGTGACCAGTCATCTGAATAGCCGAACTGGCTCTCAAATTCGTCCCAGCTGGTACAAAGCACAGGAACGCCAACTTCAGCAGGATCAACAGCCGCCTGAACAGGAGCGCATCCAATGACAAAGGGAACACTGACTGCCGCTGTGACCGGAGTCGAAACACTGGTGTCCTGTTCCTTTACAAACACGCCATGGTTAATTGCCATATGTTATCCTCCAATCTTTCCGGCCTTTAACATGGCTGTGAGCCTCTGATTGTAGGCAAACAGCGCATTGCCGGAAGTTTTAATTTGTACACGGGCTTCTGAAAGCATCTCGCCGGGAATGATGAGATTTCTCACCGGTGGATAGGTCTCAATCAGCTGGGCGTATTGCTTCACAGCCTCGTGATGTGTGCCCTGAATAATGGCACCATATTGGATGGCACCACGAATGGACGGGCCGAGGTAGACACAAAACTGCAGCCCGGTTTGCTTGTTTTTTCTTTTTACAGCCATGGTCGAACCTCTCTTTCGATTGCTGGCATGATCCAGTTGGTCATCATCTCGCCAATGAAGTAAGGGGCGGTATCGTCGGGATAGACCAGCGTTTCTACACCGGCATCCAAGTCGATTTGAAATCTGCCGTCAAGCAGAACCTTGCGGAGCAGTGCAATCCGCAGTCGCTCCATAAGCTCCAGCAGCATCAGGCTGCCTTCCTGTTCATCCGCAGAGTAGACACAAAAAATAGACCGCAGGGAAAGGGTTGCCTCCGGGTGTTTCCCCTCGGCTTGCACATCCTTTCCCGTCACGATCTGGTGGATGATATAGGGTGCTTTTTTCTTGGCAGACGAGCTGTCCGGCAATCTCATCTTATATACCGCAGCAGGTCTCAGTTCCGGCGCTTCGCCCTCCTTTTGCACTCTGGCAGGCAACAACACGTCTTTGATTGCCTCCTCTGTAAATGCCTTTAGGACGTCCAGAAGGTCATTTTTCGTCACGGCTTACCACCCCATCCGTTCATAATCCGCAGGATCTCATGCTCAATTCGCTTGTCAAAGGTCTCCTGAATGGTCTGGTCCATCTTCTCAATGACTGCCTCATTTTGCATCATATGGGCAGTGGACGGGCCGAACTTCTGTTCCACAGGGAACCGGGAAGACCCGAGCCGTTCAAAGACAGCAACGGGACCGAATACACGCTCAGCAAAGGCATGCTCCAAGGTGGCAGCACCGCCATTGCGTTTGACCTGTGTCTGCACCTTGCCATCTTTGGAATACTGGGTGTTGAATGTCAGCAGGGGCAGCACGTTTCCTGCATAGGAAATACGCAGGCTGACCACACTTCCGGCATTGCTTTTTAGCTCCATTTTTGTGGTAACGTTCCGCATAAAGTCGCCTTTGCGGATGGTGTACTCCGCTGCAGCAAACTGACCGGCTTTGGTCTTTGCTGTGCTGCCTGCCCGTTTCAGGGCAGAGGAAGAGGCTCTGACGGCCCCTGCCGGAAACCCTGCCAGCAGCTTATTGACACGCTCCAGCTTTTCCGCCCCTATGGTGGTCACTTTCACCATGCTCATTCGTCAATCGCCTCCAGTTCCACCCTGAACATCCCCATCTCATTGGAGGAGGATGCCACGTAGAATTCCCGGAAGAAGCCACCGCCGCCCTCCCGGTTATTCACCCGGAGCCGCATGCCTTTTTCCGGCTGGTTGCCGTCCAGATCTTCCGCCGCACAGTACAATACATCCGATGCCAGATACAGTCCCTGGGCATGGTCGGTGGATAGTGGCTGTGGCCGGTCTTCCATGGTCAGGCCCAACAGGACAACAGGAATGTCCGCATAGGTTTCTCCGTCATACAGAACTGTCCGCCGATCCGCAAACTCACCCAGATTTAGAAAGACATTGTGGATGTCGGCGGCGACCATATCCTTGAAACTCATGCCTGTACCGCCTCGGCAGCATCAAAGGTCGGAGCATCTTCAAAAGGCTGGGACATAGCTTCCTGAATTGCCTCCATCATGGAGACCTTGGAGGCATTGCCCTTGAAGGTAAGACCGTATTCTGCACCCAGCTTCCGCAGCTCCGGACCAGACATTTCTTCCAGAGGCTTTGTTTCCTCTTCGTCGCTTTCTTCCGGTGGAATCACATCAAAGAAAAAAGGCGCATCCTCAGATGCACCTACATACTCTGCAACGCCCCGGCTGACCAAGCGAGCTTCCTCCTGCTCAGACAGAGAGAAAGGACCGTCTTCCGGACGCTTCATACCATCTTTCCCGCCATACACACCGCTTTTCATTTGGATCATGCTTGTTCGCTCCCTTCCTTATCAGTCAAATACCTTCTTGGCAACAGACCAAGGAGAAGGTCGCTTCGGCACATACAGCGGTTTGGCAGACAGCTTTGTTTCTTTCACTGGAGGCTGGATGGTGAACAGATGCTGCGGTACACGAGTACCGGCATATGTATGATATTCGCCGTCCTTTTCCAGCTGTGTCACGCCACCATACAGACCTTTCCCGCAGTTCGGAGCCGTGATGATAACACTGCCGTCTGCGATATAAGGCACATCTTTGCCGTTTTCATCTTCATACGTGCCGTCATTGATGAGAATGTCCAGCTTACGGCCCATGAAGTTGAAGCTGCCCAAATGGGTCACATATTCCGTTAATGTAGATGGGTCAATGCGACCAAATTCCATGCGGCGATTGTCCAGAATTTTCTGTACCCAGACGTCTTCCAACAAGAACTCGCCTACATCAGAAGAAACCAACAGGTCTGTGGCAGGCTTGCCTTTGCGTGTCAGCATCTTTGTCATTTTGATGATATCCCAATACCAGTTCCCCGGTGTCACACTGCCATCTGCATTCAGAGTAGAATGCGTCCATGGTGTTGCCGGTGTAAACAGGGCAGGGTTATCTTCGCCATCATAGAATGTGACCGGAATATCCTCGTAGACATCTTCTTTCTCTGTTCGGTGGCGCATGATGCAGCCGTTGTTCAGCATGGTCTCGATAGCCAGCCATTCTTCCGTGCGGGTGATCCGGTCGGAAAGGTCCTGCAAGTCGCCCATAAGGAGCATCTTTGCACGGTCCGCCGGAGTGGCAGTGCTGAGAAGCGATTCTCCAAAACCACGGTTTTTCAGATGGTCCAGCGTCAAAGGCTTGGAGATGCTGATATGACCCGGTTCCAAGTCATACGTGCTGAAGCCTTCTCGACCAACGGACACAGCACCGATACGAGGCAGTACAAACGGCGCTCGTTTCTGCTTCGTTTCTTTGTAATCAATGAGCACACGGGATGTGCCAAAGATGTCCAGTGTGGAATTGGTCGGGAAATAACGGTTTTTGAAAAAGGTATGCTCCGGTGTCAGTTCAGTCACTGCAGCGAGCATATAATACGTATCGTAAATGTTCATTTTTTATCTATCCTCCTAGTAAAATACTGGATATGGAAGCACAAAAAAGCACAATTTCTGTGCGGAAACTTTGGTACATTCATGCCTTGGAAATGACTTGCATTTGTGCCGGTTCAGAGCGAACATGTGACTACCAAAAATTAAGGAGGTCACACAAATGACTATTAAAATCAACGCCCACGGTAACGAGCGCCAGAGACTGGCAAATACCATTTCCAAGTGGCTGTGGTGCCCCGCCACTTATCACGGATGCCCTGCATTCACCTACGAGGTGGGCGATTTCATCGTTGAAAGAAACGGCAGCCTCTCCTTTGATGACGGTATCGACAGGGATATCCTCAAGCGACTCCTGGCCCATCTGAAGGAAGAGGGCTTTGATATGGAACTGAGCGCCGAGAATTTTTCCAATCCTGAAGTTCCTGAAACATCCGAAGCGCCGGAAGCCGTCGAAGAGCCTGAAACCTACGAGGAACCGGAAGCTCCTGCCGAGGAAGAAATCTCCGGCATCTGCATTTCCATGCCCCGAAGCCGCTTCACCGACGCCAACCTTGAAATCCTGCAGAGCATCATCACCGCCAAGAAGGGCCTCATTTGCAAGGCGCTGGGCACCAACGACCTGCCGTTGGAAATTACCGATGAGAAGGTTTCCTTCCCTTGGTTCCCCGGCAATCCGGATGCCGACAGCATCAAAGCCTATGACACCTTCATCTGCAAGCTCTGTGATATGGCCTGCAATCAGAAGCGAAGCACCGCCAAGGAAAAGCCGGTGGACAACGAAAAATACGCGTTCCGCTGCTTCCTCCTGCGGCTGGGCTTCATTGGTGAGGAATACAAGCCCCACCGGAAGATCCTGCTCCAGAACATGACCGGCTCCTCCGCTTTCAAGTCGGGTGCAAAGCATGCATAATGCCCTGTACATACAAAAACCTGCGAGTCAAATCGCAGGGTTATTTCATCATGTCAGATAAGAAGATGCCGTATTTGTTCAGTTCGTCCTCGTCTGCAGCAGTAATGGTGTAGCCCTCTGCCATGATCAGTGCCTGTCTGTTCAGGTGGCCGGTACGATATGCAGCTGCCACAACCTCTTCCTCTGTGGCATCCACATCAATGGACAGCACACATTTGGCTTTTCCGCTGTTTTCAGCAGAAAGGACGGCATACTGTTCATCCACCCAAGCCAACACCGTGCCACGCTTCAATGCACCGCTGCCTGCGGGAATGGTGATGCTGAACTCACGGGCAGGGGGGAGGACTGCAAAAATCAGGTTGTCCTGACCGATCTCGCCTACACGATTGCAAAGGTTCTTGTGCATATCATTTGCCCCCCTTCATCTTTTTGAATGCGGCTGCATCTGCCTTTGCCGCTGCCATCATGGCTTCCGGACTGTCGGGAGCCATTTCTTCGTTTGCGGCAGGAGCAGCCACAACCTCTGCTGCACCGCTGGAATTGGCGTCAGCTTTCATATTGCCCAGCATATTGGCACCAATGGCAGACTGTTTCTGCATGGCCTGAAACGCCAATAGTTCTGCTGTCAGAGGCTTTTCGCCGTACTTTGCATTGCGGACCATTTCCATATCGCCCACTGCGTCCTGTATGGCTTCAATGCTCTGGATGCGTGTACGCTCTGCCGCCGCACCTTCCATTCGTGCCACAGCTTCAATCTGTGCCACGTATTCCGGGAAGGCTTCACGCATCTGTTCGATGTTCTGAATCTTCATATCGTTACCTCCACTTTCTTCTTGTTTTATGTCAACCTGTTTTTCAGGCTGCATATAGTTCGTCACCCATTCTTCCTCAGTCATCTGCGGGATGCTGTCTGGCAGCTTCCCAAAGCAATGGGCTGCCACAGCCATGCCGTTGGTCATAAGGCAGTTCCTGTCCGGGGACAGCTGCACATTTGGCATGCTTTCCCCGCCGGAAATGACCTCATCTGCCCAGCCTGCATCCACCGCTTCCTGTCCGGTCATGTATGTGTCTTTGCTGATTGCCTTTTTGACCGTTTCCTCATCCAAGCCGGTGGCTTCCATATAGACTGCTAGGAGCGCCTTATCATGAGCCTGCAGGGTCTTAATGGAGCTTTTCAAATCTGACACGTTGTAGTAGCCATATAAAAAACCCATGACACCGTGGACCATGAGGTTGCTGGCAGCATGAACTTTCCGTTTGCCCTTATCGCCAGCCATGAAAATGATGGAGCCAGCACTTGCTGCCAGAGAGTCATTGACCGTTGTAATACTGGCATCCATGGTCCGAAGCCTGTTATAGATCGCCAGACCGGCAAAAAAATCACCGCCCACACTATTGATGTGAACGGTAATGTTGTCCTTTGTATTTAGTTCCTCCAGATCCTTGAGGAAGGTATCTAAAGCTATAAAATTGCCGGGGACCTTTTCTCCTGTCCACCAGTCGGTAGGATGGCTCTGTACCACTTCGCCATACAGATTGACCTCGGCATCATTTTTGCCCACCATGGCAATGGTGTATGGTTTATTCTTCATCATCGGAATCGGCATCCTCGCCAGCCTCCTTGTTCTGTCTGTTATCTTGTGCCAGTTCGGCATCGAAGCTGTTGGCTTTACTCAGCTGCTTGTTTTCCACGGTCAGCTTGTCCACGTTCCTTGTGTATTCGCTGCCGTTGAGCTTCACTGCTTCTGCCTCACGAGTCGTCAGACCGTTCTCAATGGCAGTCACAGCTGCTTGCACTTCCTTGGTCGGGTCCAGCTGACCTTGTGACGGGCCTATCCACTCACTGCCCAGGTATGCCTGCCGAATCAGTGGGTCCGTCAAAAATCCCGGTGCAGATATCCGCCCTCTGGCAACAGCCTCTGTCAGCCATATCTCATACACTGGTCTGCAGAAATCATCTGTCATCCATTCCCGGCGCATTTTAAACCCTTTCCACGCTTCCAACAGTGCCGCACGGGAGGCGGAATAAGAGGCATTAAAGGACATGAGGAGCAAATCTGCCGGTATCTCCAAGCAGGCCCCGACCTGTTCGCACAAAGACCGCATAAATAAGTCAAACCCCGTATTGGGATGGGTAGGGGAGCCGAACTCCACGTCCTCTCCCGGTTCCAGCACGTTAATGGTGCCAGCGCCCATCTCCAGTTCGTTGGGGTCCTGACTGACCTCCCGGATGCCATCTCCGCCTACTTCGTTGAATGGAATTTCATTGGAGCCAGCTTCTGTTTTGATAAAAGCAGTAAAGAAACTTTGCACCACTGCCGCTGTGATCTCGGCCTCTGTGTATCTGCGCATCTGCAGCAAAGGCTCAATGGCCTGTGCCAGATAGGGGACACCCCTATATTGTTCCGGACGTTCCGTGTCCATAATATGCAGGACATTGGGAAGTCCGGTCTTTTTTCCGTATGCCTCCACCCGGACAAACTTGGTCTCTGTCCCGTCCATCTGATACGGATACGTGTTTGCGATATGGTAAGCAACAACGGCTCCGCTGCCATCCACTTCGATGCCGTCATAGATGGTGTGTCCGTTCTTCAGCTTGGAAGTAGTCATACTGGACATGGGCAGCGGCAGTGCCATCCCGTCTTCCGGTGTTCGCACCCGGTCAGCTTCTAAGATATGAAGCCGCAGGGAATAGGGAAGTAGAGGCGTTGGCTCTTTCCACTTGATCAGGGAAAAAACGTCCCCGCTCATGGGCCATGCCAATGCCACCAATTGTTGCATGCCATAAAAATTATTGACCCCGGTGGCATCACAGGCTTGTTTCCGGCTGGCCCACAAGTTAAATTCCGCCTGTGTATGCCTCTGCCATGCTTCTGCCTGCTCCTTGGATAGCCCCAGAGTTTCCCGGTCAATGGTGGCTTTTAACCGCAGTCCAGCGCCCACAATATTGGTCCGCTGCCGCTTCAAAGCAGCCGTGGCAATGGGCGCAGACTGGTATAGAATCCGGGATCGCTGCCGCAAGGTATAATTATTTGCATTGATATCCTCCGCCGGGGAGCCACTTTCCACTGTGAAGCCTTTTAATGCCTTCTTGGTGGTACTGGCACCGGAATGAGAATACCCTTTATTTTGTATGAGGGGAGGAAACCCCCGCACGTTTCTCTTCATTGGACACCTCCGAGCTTAGAAATCCCTCGGCACCACACCGAAGGCTTTACGGCGCTTTCCGCCGCCAAGGAGGGCAGCTTCCAGTCCGTCCACTTCCTTCTCCAGTTCGGTAATGGTGTCCCAAAGGTCCGGAAGGTCAAACTTCGTCAGCTCCCGGTTATCTATGGTATACCGCTGTACTTGCCCTTTCAGCAGTGCCACATATGCTTTTCTGGCTTCCTGCAAGGCTTCTTGGCGGAACACCAGCCGGGTCTTTAATTCTGTTCTGGAAGCCACATCATGCCACCTCGCTCAACATCCCTGTGTCCTCCACAGGAATCTCTTTTCCATTGCGGATGAGCACGACATCGTGATCGCCGGTCACTTTCATATACCGTTTGACGATGACATCACAGTATTTCGGGTCCAGTTCCATCATCCGACAGCTGCGTCCGGTCATCTCACTGGCAATCAGGGTCGTGCCACTGCCGCCGAACAGGTCAAGGACCACGTCACCCGTCTTGCTGGAGTTTTCAATGGCTCTGGTCACTAGCTCCACCGGCTTCATGGTCGGGTGTTCTTCGCTCTTTTTGGGTCTCGGAACATCCCACACGTCGCTCTGTGTCCGGTCTTCCAGTGGGCAAAGTCTGGTGCCCTCCTTCCACCCGTACCAAATCGGCTCATATTTTGTATGATAGTCCTTCCGAGAGAGGACAAGGCTGTCTTTATTCCAGATGATCGTGCTGGACCAGTGGAAATTGTTCTGGGCAAGGGTCAGCATCATATTGCCCCATTCCTGTGCCGACATGACCACATAGGTCATAGCGCCGTCTTTTTCCGCATAGTTCAGGCAGGAGAATGCCTTGAACATAAACTCCTTGAAATCCTCTGTGCCCATGAAGTCATTGAGGATGGTACGAGGCTTATAGCCCTGTGCATTGCCCTCTTTGACGGCTCCATAGTTCACGTTCCAAGGCGGGTCCGTGAATGCCATATCTGCTTTGCCGCCGTCCATGAGCGTTTCCACGCACTTTTTATCTGTACTGTCACCGCACAGCAAACGATGACCGCCCAAGAGCCAAAGGTCACCCAGCTGGGTGGTTGGCACTTCAGGCGGCTCCACTTCTGCATTCGGGTCCTCATATGTTTCGTCATCATGGATGCTCTCGGAAAAAGCATGCATGAGATCCCGGTATTCTTCCTCTGTATATCCCGTAAGGTCAAAATCTATGGCACCGGTGTCGATATCCGCAAATAAATCCACCAGCACCTTATTGTCGATATCTGAAAGCTCCGACAGGCGGTTATCTGCGATAAGGTCTGCCAGTTCCTCTTCTTCCGAATCATAGTGCTGATAATCCACCGGGCAGGGACAGCCCAGCAGCTTGGCTGCCATTAGGCGACCGTGACCCCGGACGATCATGCCGGATAAAGTGGAAACCGTGACCGGTGCTCTCCAACCCTGTGCGCCTATGATCTTCGCCAGAAGCTCTATCTGGTCTTCCGGGTGTTGATTGGGGTTTCTGGGATTGGGTTTCAGTTGTTCTGCTTCTATGATTTCGTCAAACGCACAATAGACCGGGATATTCCCGGCCATGCCTTTGATAGGTTCTCGTTTCATGGTCTCCTCCTTACCATTCATCTCCGCCCATAGGGGAGCGTCTTAGTACGCCTCGCCGTCTCTGCGGTGTCTGACCTGGATTTTTATCTGATGGACCATGGAGCCTGCACTCCACGGCATCCATATCCGGGTCCAGAACACGGAGGGCTGCCAGTGCATAGTTCCGGCAGTCCAGCGCTTCATTTCGTTCATGCCCCGGTATCTTCTCCCAGACCCATCTGGTTCGCCCTCTTTCGTTCTTCACCACGAGCCGTTCCGAAAGTAAGCCATTAAAAAAAGCGAGGTCATACCCTCGCTCTGCCCCTTTCGGGAAATGACAATATTTCGGCCCCGGCTCCTGGACTTTCAATGCTCCGAAGACATCTGCCTTTCCGGCATCTACCCCCAGAGAATACAGCCAAGTCTGACCAATGGATTTTCCATTGACCACGATCTTGACCTTGCTGGGTGGCTTTGTAAACGGTACTCCATCTCCGCCTTGTCCTTTGATAGCAAATACACGTTTTTCTAGGCGGTCCCGACAATGGCGATACACGCTCTGGGTCTTATGACCGCCGCTGTCCACAAAGGTCATGGAGATGGTCAAGCCCTGCCCATTGGCGAACCGGTACACACGACTGACCACATCGTCCAGTCGGTTCCAGACAGCATCATCGTTGGGATCTCCCATGATGACGCCTTTCTTGATGCCCCAGTTTTCGTAGTAATGGCCCCAGCCGACCACCTCATATTCGAGACGGTCATCCTGTGTATCCACACCACAGGTCAGCACCAGTACACCATCCGGCAGTTCCACAGGGGAACCGTCTTCCCGCATACCGTAGTCCTCCCGGCGACTGAGGTATGTATCCTCATCTTCCAGATCGCCACGGTCTTCCCACAGCTTGCCAAACATGGTGTTATACACAACTTGCAGCTTCTGCGGGTCTTTCCTTGCAGCCAGAAAGGCATAGATAATTTTCTGCCACGATTGCCATGGGGAAGCGAAGCCGTTGAGCCAGAAGGACCGGTGTCCCTTTTCCAATGCGGCAGGATTATCCGGTATCCACTTCGCTGGCTGCAATCGCATGGTATCCTCACTAGACAGGCACCCGCAGCCGGGACAGGACCACTCGATGCTTTTAACGATATAGTCCTCTTTCTTACCTGCCTTGAATGTGTCGAATTCAAACTTGATGTTGTCAAAATCTATCTCATGCCACTCTTCACAGTGTGGGCATTGGTGCTTCCATCTTTCCTGTGTTCCTTGCTCATATGCTGCCGCTATGGGACTCGCCCCCTTAATGGTACAGGTTGAAACATCCACCAGCTTTGCATTGTAGTAGGTGGTCGTTCTGGCTTCCGCCAGTGCCCAAGGGTCACCCTCTGTACCGGCTGACAGCGCCCAGCGGTCTCGTTCATCCCCCAGAATATATCTGGCAGGTGTTGAGGCGAGGGCAGAGGCACTGTTGGAGCCGACCATAGTCAGCATGCCACCGGGAAAGGATTTCTGCAGAACAGTATTTCCACTATCCCGCCCCTTGACATCTGCCACCCTGCTCCGCAAAGCAACACTATCCCGTATCATGGGAGCAATCCGCAGCTTGGAGAATTTCTTTGCGTCGTCGATACTGGGCTGGATATATAACATGGAGCCGGGGTCCTGATGCATCACATAGCCGATGCAGTTTAACTCAAATTCAGACTTTCCAACCTGTGAGGAGGCAACCATGGTCACACGGCGTATTCTCGGGTCGGTAAAGGCATCCATTGGCTGTACCAGATACGGTGTCCGCTCATTTCTCCATGGTCCTGCTTCTGCGCTGGACTCACGGGAGAGGATACGGTGCTTGGCTGCCCACTGGCTGACGGTCAGCTTTTCCGGCGGTCTGTAGCTGCCAAAGGCTTTTTTGAAGGAACGATCCACCGCCCGGAGACGGCGGCGCTTATTCGTCGTCGCTTTCTCCACGGTGTTCTTCCTCCCATCCTCGCCGCTGGCGGACCCGCCGTTTATATTCCTCTGGGTCGTATCTGTATTCCGACAGGTTCTGCAGGATATAGTAGACTTCCCGTTGGATGCGCTCTGCTGTTTCTGCCGAGGTCTGGCAGTTGACACAGTCTACAGCCAGCTTTCCGGGCATTGCCATGAGCATGGAGCGTAAATAAAGGACGTGGTCGGTGATGATCGCCTCCACGTCCTCTGCTCTATGTAATTTCCCGCGCAATTCTTTTAATTCCAGCTGTGCCGCTTCTGCCTTGGCCTGTTTCATATCCACCTCGGCACGGAGCTTTTCTTCCTCCAGATTGACTACCGCCCGGTCCTTTTCCTTGCCCTGTATGAGATTCCTCTGATACTCGAACAGCGCCATGACCGTTGGCAGCAGGTCATACATGGCAGGACGTCCCTGCCCCTTGATGACTCCTTCTTTGTTTAATTGCTGGATGCGACGAACATCTGAGCCATACAGCTTGGCTATGATAGAAGCCGGTTGTAAATTCTGTCTGTCAGCCAT